AAAGATATGGGCACTGATTATTTTGCAGACCCGAGAGCTCGTTTATTAAAAATTAAAGATAAGAACGGACAAATTAGCACAGGTTGGCCAAGTCTTGATCGTAAATTGTTTGGTGGAATGAACCGCGGAGAGTTGAATATTTTTGCCGGTGGTTCGGGTGCAGGTAAATCTTTGTTCTTGGCAAACTTAGGTGTTAATTGGTGTTTGCAAGGACTTAACGTCGTGTACCTAACATTAGAACTTTCGGAAGATTTAGTTGCTATGCGTATTGATGCAATGACAACTGGAATTCCAACAAAAGAAATTTTTAAAGATCTTGACGATGTTGAAATGAAAGTTAAGATCATTGGAAAGAAATCTGGAGCATTGCAAATCAAATATATGCCTTCTGGTAAAACTGCAAACGATCTGAGAGCATATCTAAAAGAATTTGAAATTAAAACAGGCAGAAAAGTTGATGTATTGTTAGTTGACTATCTAGACTTATTAATGCCTATGAGTAAGAAAATTAGTCCAGCAGATTTGTTTATTAAAGACAAATATGTATCGGAAGAATTGCGTAATCTAGCAGTAGAAAAGAATTGTATACTTGTAACTGCGAGTCAGTTGAATCGTGGCGCTGTTGAAGAAGTAGAATTTGATCATTCACATATTTCAGGTGGTTTAAGTAAAATTCAAACCGCAGATAATGTGTTTGGTATTTTTACATCACGTGCTATGCGTGAACGTGGACGCTATCAAATTCAACTTATGAAAACACGTAGTTCTAGCGGTGTTGGTATGAAGGTAGATTTAGAATTTAATCTAGAAAGTTTAAAGATTTCTGATCTACCAGAAGACGAACAAGAACACGCAGGGGCAAGTAGAGGAAGTTCTAGTATTATCGAATCTATCAAATCAAGAACAACCGTACAAGCACCAAAGAACGTAGATAGTGATGGAGTTATTACAGATCCTACACAAGGTGCAAGTTTGGGTAAAGTAAGAGCTAATGTCGAATCTACAAAATTGCGTGAGATTTTAAATTCGATGAGCTCTGAAGATGAAACATACTAAAGTTACTCTAGCAGAGTGGTCGTCCCCAGATATTGAAGTTGTTGGCAACATTGATATAGATTGGCCTAAAATACAAAAGCTGATTGGTGTAGATCATTTAGAATGGATTTTAGCTCAGCCCAAAACAAAGTGTCAATTAGTTGTTGAAAAAATAGCTGAAAATCTTGCACTTGTAGTAGAATTTTACGATTCTAAAATAGAAGTAGAGTATCACCTAAGATGGGCTAAATAGTGTATTAATCGGATTTACACTATGCGAGCACAAGAATTTATTACAGAAGCTATAAAACAACGTTTAGACGCTAAATGTTGGAAAGGCAAGCACAAAGAGGGCACCAAAATTAAAGGTGGTGTTCGTGTTAATAATTGCGTTCCTAACGAAAGTGTCGATGAAGCAGGTAGCCCGGCACAACAGGCAGCTATTGCTGTCAATATGAAAAAGCAAGGCAAAAAACCTAAAAATGAAAGTCTAGAACAAGAATTTGATTTAATCGAATCTATCATTTCTAGAATTGCAGAACATAATCAAGTTGATGTTGATCTAGTATGGGAAGATTTAGAATCTCTAACTGATGACGAATTATATGTGTTTGCAGTTACACAACCTGTATTAGAAGATTGGCAAAAAGTCAACAAGAAAGACAAAACCGATGGCATGAGCAAAAAAGCTGTTAATGCTTATCGTAGAGAACATCCAGGCAGCAAATTAAAAACTGCTGTAACTACCAAACCAAGTAAACTTAAAAAAGGTTCTAAGGCCAGCAAACGTCGTAAGAGCTATTGCTCAAGATCAGCCGGTCAAAAGAAAATGCATCACATTGATTGTTCGAAAACTCCAGATAAGGCAATCTGTAAAGCACGTAGACGTTGGAACTGCTAATGAGAGCTAAAGAATTTATTCAAGAGTCTAGAGAGAATGGCATGGAAGACGATGTCGCGGAAGCGATTCCAAGCGCATTTGTTATTCCTGCTCTACCTAATCAAGACCCATATAAGCAATACCGATTTGGTGTTGCTTTAGCAAATGCTCGAGCAAATAAAGCCAAAGACGACGTTATTAAAAGAGATACGTTTCAAGCAAAAAGTCCTTGGGGTGAAAACGCTATTGTTATTAGTTATACTAACACAACCAAAGATATTATTGATGATGCATTAAATCAAATTGGTTTAAGTTCTAGTGCTAAAAAACAAATTACATCAACAGGTAGTCATGAAACCAAAGACGTCAATAAGAGCAGTCCTGTTGCAACAAAAAAACGTAATCGATTTGGAGTTTAAATGAAGTTACGTGAGTTTACAGCATCTTCTGTTGTTACGGTCAATAAAAGATTAAATCCTAGAATATGGGACGGTGATTCATTAGATCTAGAAGTTGAAGCCAAACTAATGGACATTGCCAAAGCCTTTGTAGATTTTGTTGGAGTGGATCTAGATATTGTTGATTATACCATAACAGGATCTAATGCAAATTATACCTGGACTAAACATTCTGACCTAGATCTTCATGTCATTGTCAAAGGTTCTCCAACGGACGACGAACGAGAATTATACAGCGCCAAAAAGGCACTTTGGGCAGAACAACACACTATCACTATCAAAGGTCTTCCAGTTGAATGTTATGTTCAAGGAGAAGATGAGCCGCACCACAGCACAGGAGTGTATAGCATAGCTAAAGGTCAATGGCTGGTAGAACCAAAGAAGGTCAAGCCGGAAGTAGACGATGCTGCCGTGGAAGCAAAGAAAGATGGTATAATGAAAGCCATTGAAGAAGCGATGGTTTCTAAGGATCTAGAAAAACTTAGAGCAGTAAAAGAAAAAATTACTACTATGAGAAAGGCCGGACTTGAGCGTGCCGGAGAATGGTCTGTGGAAAATCTAGTTTTTAAGATTCTACGTAACCTAGGTCTTATTGACGAGATTACTGAAAAGATTCGTGAATTAGAAGATCAAGAACTTAGTCTAGAACAGACTAACAATATTCTGTATTAAAACTAACCGTAATTCTACTATCGGTTTGATTATTATCGGTTCCGTGTTCTATCCAGCTAGGAAATAAAATTAGCTGACCTGTACAACATTCCATTTCAATAAAATTAGCATTAACAGCATTGTGATTTACAATCTGTTCGTACATACGAAGTTGTGCCAAAGGACTGAATAATTTTAGTCCCACACTACCGGGATCTGCATGAACATAGAATGCTCCTGACACAACACTTAATTCATGTCTATGAGTTTCTACACGTTGATGTTGACCTAGTTTATTAAACCAACTATTGGTTATTTTAACTGGTGCTATACCAAGTTCAATGATATATGCATCAACAGCGGCCTGTAGTTTTTGTCGTATGCCTTTGAGAATAAAATTATCAAAAAGACTACGGCCTACACCGTAACTGCTTTCTGCCCAGCCTACTAGTCTATGTGGTTCTGTTTTTTGTTTAGAAACAAAATCAGCAAGGACATGAAAATCTGGGTCCTTGCTGAAATCGTATTCCCTAACTATTGTAGGGAATAAAACATATTCGTTCAATCTTTTCTACCGCCAAATAGTTGTAGAAGATTTAGGAAAAGATTAATAAAATCAAGATACAGAGTTAGTGCGCCAACAATTTCAGCATTGCCTTCCGCTGTATCATAGCTGACCATTTCTCGAATCTTTTGTGTGTCGTAGGCAGTAAGGCCTAGAAAGATAATAACAGCAATAGCCGAAATAACCATTTGCATTAAGGTGCTGCCAATAAAGATATTGATTAGACTAGCAATGATAATGGCAATTAGGCCTATGAACATAAACTGGCCTAGGCTATCTAAACTCTTCTTGGTAAAATAACCATAAAAGCTCATAACGCCAAACAATACTGCGGCACTCATAAAAGCTGAAAAAATACTGCCCATAGTGTAGACAGCAAAGATAGTAGCAAAGCTCAAGCCCATTAGCGCGGCAAAGCCATGTAGAGCTAGTTGTGCTGTGCCCTTGCTCATAGAATCCATATTCATACTAAGAGCAATAATAGCTACCAGCGGTGCAAATATAACAATCCATTTTATAAAGCCTGTAAAGAAAAAGGCCAATAGTGCAGGATTGGTTCCTACAAACAATGAAACGATCATACTGGTCAATACTGCTAGACCCATGTGTTTATAAACACTGGCCATGGCACTATTGATAGCTTCAGCTGAACGATAAGTTGTAATTGAATCAAACATTGTGGTCTCCTTGTCTATGTATTATACTAAGATTAACAGCAGGTGTCAAGCATCATCCTGTCCGGTTTGGATATTAACTCTGGTTTTCCACGGCAGTATTGGACCACGGCTCTTTTTGAGCTTTTCACGATTTTTTAGAAACGTAGGATAATCCAATTCTCGTTGAACAAAGTCTAGGTCATCAAGAGTATTGTTTTTAAGCAGACCTTGAATAAACCCTGTGGTAAGATCTAACTCTGCGCCTTTGGTTAGGGTGTCAAAGACCTTTTGAGCTAGGATGGTGTGATTGGATCTACACAGATGATTGTACCTGCTGTCTAGTCCTTTCCAAAAATCCGAACGAATATCTATGTCTATGTCCTCAAACTCATAACGTTGTATGTTCATTAGATCACCCTGAGCAATCTTAAGATCTGGCCACGTATTGGCCTGTCCAAATTCCTGTGTAAAACATTTCATAATCACAGGCGGCCTTAGACCCTTAAGTCTAGTCATATAGGCCAAATAGGCCAAACGATTTTGAACTGCTATTAGATCTAAACTAGGACGTTGCATGTATTTGATAAACAGCTCTACGGTCTTGGCCTGCTCTCGAGTGACCCAACGATCTAGATCAATTAGATTAGCATTGGCAATTTCAGGGCTGTTTTCAAAGAACCACTGACGGCTAGGATGAGTTAGAGCTATGACCACATAGTCATGTTCTGTGATTGTATGTTCGTACCAATTTTGAAGACTCAGCCAATTCCAATCTTGAGCACAGCCCATAAGGCTGTTATTGACCACCTGTAGGGTCTGTCCTAATTCCTGACCCAACAGGTCAGCTAAGAGCAGTCCCCAATTTTTCACTGGATCAGGATCTTTGGGAAATATGGCAAAGCTATCGCCGGTAATGAATAATCTCGGTTCTGTCATAAGCATACTTATCTGGTAAAACATTATCTGCTAGTTTTATTGACAAGATGATAAGTAATGTTATATAATCATTAACATCATGCTAGAAAAAATCACCACCATCAACGAAGAACTATTGAGCCTACTCAAAGACGATCCTGTGCGTCCAGAAATTCCTGCGGACTTTCGAGTTGACGAACACGGCAAGGTCTATGTACTCAAAGATGAAGAAAACCGTCCTTTGGCTGTGACCTGTGTTAAGTTTCTAGCAGACATTCCTAAGAATGTTGATGATCTAGCCAATCTAGCAGTAAACTCTACCACTGCTGTGTTCTATACCATTTGGAGCTATGCCGCAGGTGCAGGTCGTGAGTTGATCACACAAGCACAGGCAGACATCAAAGAAAACAGCCCCGAAGTCAAGACCTTTGTTACTCTAAGTCCAAAGACAGAAATGGCCCGACGTTTTCATCATAAAAACGGGGCCGAGACATTTAGGGAAAATGAAGATTCAGTGAACTATATGTATCACTGACCGGGCTTGTTGCCCACGGTGTAGATTTCTACTTCGCCCACCCAAGTTTCGCGACTGCGTGAACTTTGACGCTGAGCTAGATCTTGAGCGTGTTCTAGAGCCATATCATAGTTTGTGACGGTGGCTCCATCTAGAAATTGTTTTTGTATTCTGACACCTGTTCTAGTGTTACGTGCCATGATTTTATAGGCCTGTGGCATGATTGCTCCTGTTTCGAATATTTATCAAGATCGGCGAAGCCGCAGCGCAATTTTTTAGCGCGAAGCGCCAAGCGCAAGATTTTTTAGTCGAATAAGGTCAGCATAATTCTTGAGTGTTCAGGGTATTTGATCAACCATATACTAGAGTAACGAGCATCCCTAAACAAGAGCCACCAATCTGTAGGTATAGCAGAGTTATAAGCATCTGTGTGCGCATAACTACGAGGCCAATAGTGTACTAGATCCCGCCAGGATTGTAGTAGGTCCTCTTGCTCACGAACAAAAGGTTCAAGATACACTAGAAGCATATCTTGTATTTACGACATTATTCTTGTATTCTGTAGTTTAGGGTCAAAACCAAGCGATTTTCGTGATCTACGGGAGTAGTGCTGCTGTGAAAATGTTCGCCGTCAAAGTCCATCCAAAGGTTAGCCCTAGGCTGTTGACTAGCCAACAGAGTATACGCACCATCAAGTTGTTCTGTTTTCTCTGCGTAGATAGTAGTAGGGCCGTCAGCGGTAATAGGGTAATATAT